CAGACGACTCTCTGGCCCATATTCTGAGTGCTTTTTAATGAATGTAAATCCCATCCATTGAAGCCATCTGACATGAACTTTGTTTCTAGCATCTACTACATTAAATAATACAGGATACTCCTGAATAATCTTGTCTAGTTCTATCTTAGATCGTCTTAAGAACGTACGCTTATCACTTGGATCATCCAACATTGACTGACAACCCAACATCCATATACGACCAGATGTCTCTGATTCAGGTACAACACCCCACATACCCATTGGGTGTCCATGCCTGCTAACCATAGTCATACAGGGGTTACTCTTAAAGAAACAGTAAAACAAACTAGCTATAGGATCTAACCCTGATTGTGCCTTAATCTCAGCTATATCCTCATCTCTCATGTTGTCACCAATATCTCTAAGATCTTTCAAACAAGTAAGCCTTTGATAAGCTACGTCCTTTTCGCTCTCGTATGATAGAACCCTTCCCATTCGGCTGATTGGAATCGACAAGGTAGTGGACTTGTAGAGGATATAACTATCTTAGTATCTATATTGCTAGTCATCACAGGTACACGGAAAGATCCTGTAAGAACTGAAGGATCTCCGATAAGTGGAGGAGCTTCACCAACGATGACTCCGTTGTATGGATAAGTGTTTGTGTCTCTACTTGCAGGAGTAACCTTTAACTCAAAAGCTGACGACTCATCAAAGATTACAGTCCACGTTCTCATCTGTAGTTTTGGCCCTGCTGCCAATGCAACACCACCACCTTGCGGCTGTTCTTTTATGTATGGAGTACTGAACTCGTAAGTCATAGTGTATCTTTCTCCGACAAAGAAGCGTGGTGTCTTGCCTCCTACCTGAGTTTTTAAATCTCCAAGGACTGTGATCGTATTAGATGTTTGAGAGAGTGGTTCAATAACTTGCCCATGTCTTAGGAGGGTATTGCCTGCTTCAAATCTTCCTACCACAATCATGTCTGCTCCAGTATTAATAGGGTAAGGAAGAGTGATAACAGTCTCTACACCTAAAGCACCAGCATTATTAAGACTTGTCGATGTAACTTCTGACTCAGTAATTTTTCTATCTAGCAATATCTCTATCTCTGTTCCTGCGTCTACTTGTTCAGGTCTTAGTGATACTTTTTCTAAATAAGTTCCTGATTGAGATGAGGTTCCATCCTCGTCATATTCAGTAAGCACATACAAGTCACTACCTTTAACAGCAGCACCTATTATTTTCTTTGCACCGCTAACTTCCCAATAAGACCAAGCTGATTGAAGTTTTGTATCTTCTTCAAAAAAGAACTTATAAATATATATTCTTTTGTCTTGGTCAAGACTAAGCATTGCAACAGCATCTTCTGCTACAGCAGAAACAAGGCTACATAAATTTGTCGGTATATATCTAGGAATACTGGCTGTTACATCTTCTGATAAAGGTACTGATCCACTGGAGTCAGGTAAGAAGAACTCTCTTAGCCCACTGAAGTTTCCTTTAGGTACAGGGAAATATGTGTTACGACCAACAGCTATCGGGTCAACAGATGTGTCCATGTCAAAGGAAGTCATCTGTGTAATTGTGGCTGTACTAGGTGTTAAAGCAGAACCTACGTTTAATCCTGCATCTAATCTAAATTGTGAGTTTCTACTAAATAAGAGAAGAGTGTTAGCAAAGGCGACAGTGGAGAGAAGAATGTTAATAGAGTTACCACCGCAACTGAGATCTACTGGATCACTGTCCACCATAGTCTGAACAGTTTCAGGCCAGAAACGTCCATAGTCATCACTAGCAGAAAGGATGACATTCTCTTCAGATAGCATTATTAATCTATTTCTAAACAGGTTTAAGTTATTGATTGTCCTGCCTACAAACGTAGGTTCTAACGCTGTTTTCTTGTCACCAGTTATACGACCTGACCATGTAGTTCCAAAGGTTATGTTCCCTGAAGTTGTCTGGTTTTGTGAGGACGTATAAGTAAATGTGTTTGAAGCTGTTGCCCTAACAGAAAAGACTCCTGTGTTTGCAGTAGCGTTAGCCCCACTAGAAGGTTTAAGTAATAAAAGTTCCCCGCTTTCTATTCCGTGATCTGCTTTAGTAACAGTAACTGTTGTTCCTGACTGTGTATAAGTAGCAGTAGTTTCTTCTCTTATATATTTTTGAAAAGTAAAAGTGCCGTTTGAGTTTCTAACTAATACATGAGGCATTGTTGCCTCGTCAAATCTATATTGTATTCCTGGTGCTACTGTCTCTCTCCATACTCCATCACCATATTCTCCAAGAGTTGCATAGTCTTTATTGATTGTGAACTTTACATAATAGTCGTCATATCTAGTAGCTTGAGAGCCTTGTACTTTAACAATAAACCCTTCGTATCCCTTGATAGGCAAGTCATCCAGATCATCGACAACACCTTTAATTGCTTTAGTTGCTTCTCCTGTCTTGTCATCTTTGCTTGTGATTTCATAATCACTACCATCATCTTTCTTGATATGAATTATGTAATCATCGTTGTTAACTGTAAAGCCACTAATTGTATTTAACTCGTCTGCAAGCTCATCTGCAATATCAACTGTTGATAGTTTCTTTTGTGGTACGACAGTGCAATTACCAGAGTTATTACTTGAATCATTCTGTGTCCCTGCTGTGTAAGAAAACTGATTAGTACTAGCAGAAGTTACTTCGTAAGTACCTGCTACTCCTCCAGATGCAGTAGCAAAAGTAATTTTAAATTTGTCGCCTGTTACTAATCCATGTGCAGTTGCATTGACTAGGACACTAGAACTGTTAGCTGCCTGAGAGTAAGAACATTCAATCTGTTCTCCACCAGCAGGAGGTGTTGTATAGGTTTTAGTTACACCGCCTAACGTCACGCTGTACTCGGTGTCATAGTTTGCAACTTTGATAAACACCATTGCTGTGGGGTCAGTAATTGTTGCTGGTGACAAGTCAGTGGACATAGCCACTTCCTTTTCTTTGTTAACAATGAATGTGTAATCAGCAATAGATGCAACTCTGAATTGCTCTGAGGGATGACCAGAAGATACGTTTAGATAACTAACTCCGTCTGGTGTAGCAGGAGTAACAAGTGTTCCGTCTAAGTTTGCTACCTTGATTGCACCGTTTTGAATAATGACAATGTAGTTAATATCATTAGTCCTTGACACCATGTGAACAAATGGTCGGACTGTTGATTTGTTCTCAGTAAATAAACGAGCGACATTATTTAACGGTGGTCTTTTCTTTAGTCCTTCAACTGGACTCGACATACAATTAACTACTTCCTCTGCTTGTGATGCCAGCCTTAAAGCAGGTGGCTGTTGGCTAACCCCATTAATAAGGTTTGGGATTGCAGAAGTAATTAAAGGCATGACTATCTAAGAACAGTACGACTTGGGTTGTAAGTCTGGAATACTCCTGTGTGATTAGGATTACCTCTAATCATATTGTGATCTCCTGCATTATTCTCTTCTTCCATAAACAAAGCTCTTGCTTCTGCTTCTGCTGTGATATTTATTTGACTTAGATCTGCACTGCCTAGTATCTGTTCTTGTAGTGTGCGACCTGCCTTTGTCATTATGTATTGACGTGCGTGTTCAGGTAGGTCAGTCCAGTCTAGGAAGTACGTTACATCTGCTTTTAAATCTTCAGTAAAGATAGAAGTATTTTTTCTTCTGTCGTATAATTTCAATCCTCTTTGTACTACCTCATTATCTGGATATTCATAAGGATCAATTTTTACTCTGCTTATATCTGAACTCAATTCAATTTCATTAGTGCCAGCAGTGCGAGTCAAAGTTCTTTCGTAGTCAGTATTGAATGACCATCCTTCTGATTGAACTGTTCTGCTTGTTTCTTTTAATGTGTCGTTTGCTTGTTTAGCAAGACCGAACTGACCAGCCAAAGAGTTAACAGGTGCTTCACCCATCATTCTTAATACTTTGTTGACTGCTTCTAGTTCTGAAGTGAGGTTAAGGCCCATAAGAAAGAAGGGGGCACAAGGCCCCCGTAGTATGTGATGTTAGCTGGTTGCCCAGTAAACTTCGATAGCACAGTCTGGACGCAGTACGCCTGTTCCGTGAACCATAGATCCAACCATGAATGTACCTTGCCATAGTGCATGTACATCGGAACCAGTTTGTTCCATCTTCAAGTCCATCAACTTAACCGTACCAACAGCTTGCTTGTTAAACACAAGGCCAACGCTGTCTGTGTAGTTAGCGTGGTATGTGTTGTTCTCACCAGTTACAGCAGAACGGTTTGTAGTTGGCAAATGGTTTGACTTGATGATGCTGATACCAGCTACCTTCAAGACTGTTCCATCTGCGTATGCTCCAGAACCACCCCAATCTCTGTTGAGTACGTCTGTTGTTTGAGCTAACTTGTAGTACTCAGTTGGGCCAAGAACAATGTAACGATCATTCTCAGGGACGTTGTTGATGTCAAACTTCTCGGCTGCTGCCCACATTGCAGCAACTAAGTTTGCACCAGTAATGGCTGCCTTGTTAGCAGCAACAATCTTGATACGAGTACCACCAGGAAGATCAGTGTTAGCGTTAGTGCTAGTTCTTGCTGCTTGAGCAATAGTAGCTGCTACGTTCTTATCAAATGTATTCGCAAGAGCGTTGCCCATCTCAATGGAATATTGAGATCTAACATCATAATGGTTCTTGGCTTCATCAATGTCTGCAATGAATACTTGTGATACAAGTTTGTCATCAATATTGATGGTTACTTCAGCATGCTTGATAGCATTACCTGTAAGCTGTGTACCAGGCGTATGGTATGAAGTGCTAGAATTCCCAATTATTGGAAATTGGCTGCTTTTGCCTGATGCTATTGTACGCACGTTATGCAGTGACTCAAACACAGTCGCTGCTTTGAACGAAGACAGAACTTCTCCTGAAAAAGTTTTAAGGAAAAGAGCGTCATAGCTAGTACCCGTAGCATTTACGAGTCCTAACCTTGAGCTAGTAAAATTAGCCATACAATTTGTACGGTAGATAGAAAAGGTTTACCCAT